GTCCAGTTTGTGTTGTTCCCGTTATTTGTTCTCCGTTTCCGAATTGCCCCTCGGATTGGGGATAGTAGACATCATTGTCACTATGAGTTATTTCGATAGCAGGTGTTTTTGTTGCATCGTGGTTTTCACCCATTTCCACGACGTTGGAAAGTCCCTGGGGTTTATCCTCTCCCTGGCAGTAAGGCTCAATAGCCAAGAGGTCTAATGGGGTGGATTCGGTCTCCGAACTTACTGACTCTCCACTTTCATCTTCGGAGCTATTCCATCCCCACGTGTTTCCTATGACATCCTCAAAGAGGACCTCAAAAGGTGGTACTATTATGTCTATATCTGTGTATTTTTCTGAAAATTCCCAAAGTTCTTGAGTCAGATCTTTGTATACATATCGGTCATGTAACGTCAGTTCACGGAAAAAACAAGTTATGTTTTGCCATGTTCTGTACCGTTCGTCGAATCCATCTCTGTAGTAGTAAGGCAGTTGCAAAACTGTCTGAAAATCTAGAGGTGCTATCCAGCGACCATGGCTTTCTTTGAATACAAACCCCCTCTTCAAGAACGAACATTCTGTTAATTCCTTATATGGGCCTATGTTGTCGACCCCTTGTTTGTCCTCATCGGTGTATTCCATGCCGAAAAATTTCATTGCTTTTGACAAAGTTTGGTAATTGAACTTGGCTCCTAGGGGAGAATCATGGACGGCACAAATGTTATCATCCCCGTATGCCACTAAACTGATGAAATTATCAAACCACTCTATACTTCTGGCAGAATCCTGAATCTTCATCCAACACATGCGGAACAAGATGTTGACATACATTGTGTTGATTATAGAGGTCAAGGGGTGCCCACTGGGCAAGCAATGTTCCATTATCAAAAGCTCATCACCGTGAAAATGGACGCTGTTAACTACATCCATCCATAGAACCTTTCTAACTTCACTGTTTCCATCGCCATACCATTTATCAATTATATCAAAAATCTCCCAGAGTATCTCCTTAGTTTGTGTGGTGTCAAAGCCCGAAAAATCACCTGCAATTATGTTGTTTCCACATCTCAATAGGTAATTGGCTAGATCCGTCCACTCTATGCTGTAACCGTTGATCCCAACGGCTGAGCCGTTATATATGCGTCGTTTTATAAAGGATGACACAAATGAGCCAAAGTACATCCTACAACAGACGACATAATCGAGAGGTGCTCCCGAGATCAAACGCGTTTTTAGCAACAACTTTTTCCTCGGATCTAAGCTCATCTTTCATGGCATCACAATAAAGATGTAGCAATCTTTGACCTTGTTTAGCTTTGTATATCACATATTCAACGCGCTTTCTCAAGAGCTGACATTGTGGTGAATCAAAGGTGTAATCGCCTTCCTCTCCAAAGAAGTCTTTTTTCCCACCTTTTTTGCATATATCTGACCAAGGGTAACCTGGGGACGTCTTGCGAGGAATGGAATTCCATGACGAGTCTCCATGCGTGCCGGTACAAGCTATTTCAAATGAAAGAACATCCTTAGGATCATTAAAA